ATCTACTTTTGGAATAAACATATTGTATACTCTAATTGAGGCTGTACCGTCTGCATAAAGCTGAGTACCAGATCCAGTAGAAATGCGTAATTGATTACTTCCGGTTGCACCGGATAAACCAGTTCCGAGCATGGTGTTTCCAGATCCAGTGGCTGCGTAACCAGCTTCATAACCTAGATATGTTGAATTTGCACCAGTCACGTTATTATGACCCGCAAATGAACCAACATATGTACTACCCGTTGCACCAGTTAAACTATAACCTGCTCTTGCTCCAATTAAAACATTAATACCAGAATTATCGTTAATTCCAGATTCCCAACCAATTATAACGGATTGACTAGAAGTTGTAATACCATTTCCTGCTGCTTCCCCGATTACAACGTTTTGTTGTCCGGTTGTAACATTAGAACCTGCAGAATTACCGAGTGAGGTATTAGATGAACCCGTTGTGGTGTCTTGTAGTGCATTATTACCAATTGCTAAATTTGAATTACCCCAAGTGTTAGAAGAAAGTGCATTAAATCCGAATGCTGATGAGTAAGATCCAGTGGTATTACCTGCTAATGCTGCTGAACCCATTGCAGTTAACTGGGTACCAATTGTGTTATTATTTAAAGTGTTATAACCAACTGCAGTATTGTTATCTGCTGACGTGTTTTTATTTAAAGCATATCTACCAATGGCTGTGTTATTAGATCCTGTGGTATTCGCATACAAAGTTTGTTCTCCCACGGCTGTTAGATAGGCTCCTGTGGTGTTAGTATTACCAGCAGAATTACCAATGAAAACATTATAATCTTGGTCATCGTATCTACCAGCTGTTTGTCCGATAAAGATACTACCTTGTCTACTCGAACCTGTCACACCTTGTCCAGCGTAAGATCCTATTATAACTGAAGCTTTTCGACCTCCGAATTTAGCTGATTCAGAACCAAGTATAAATGAATCTGAGTTATCTCCAGTGGCATTAGTTGCTGAACTGGATCCAATTACTACTGAGTTAGAGAAGTTACCGCCTGAAGCGTTAGTTGCATTACCTGAACCAATTAGAACTGTATTATTAAAGGTTCCTCTATTAGCATTAGTTGCTATGTTAGATCCTATTAATGTAGTAGAGTCAAAAGTAGCACCGGTGGCATTAGCTGCAGCGTTGTAACCCATTAAAGTAGCATTACTAAATGTAGCACCAGTTGCTGCATTTGCTACCGATCTTCCGACCATTACCGCATTACTGAAAACTCCTCCGGTAGATTGTTGAGCAATACCAGAACCAATAATAGTAGCACTAGAGAAGTTAGCACCCGAGCTATTTTGTGCACTGCTAGCTCCGATAATAACACCATTACTAAAGTTAGCACCAGTTCCGTTTAATCCAGTATCAGTACCCATTAAAATAACGTTACTGAAAGTTGCTGCTACGGCTGTTTGTGCTGTGTTAGATCCAATTACGATAGCACTATCAACTGTGGTACCAGTAATATTACGAGTTGCGTTATTACCAATTACCACTGAGTTACTAAAAGTAGCACCAGATGCTGCGTTGGCAGCAGATGCGCCTGCTATAAATGAGTTACTAAAGCGGACGTTTGTTGCTGACCCTGCTGCATTAAATCCTAGTATGGTTGAACCTGTTGCATGTGCGCTGCTTGCAGTAATCATGGCAGAAGGTCCAATTACTACTGAGGTAGAAAAAGTTGCTCCTGTGCCGGAGAAATTTTCTGCTACGAGATTACCAATTAATATGGAAGTAGCTACGTTAGATCCAGTTGCTGCTGCTATCCCAGTACCAATCATTATACTAGTACTTGCGGTAGCACCCCTGGTAAAAGTAGAATTTCCCATAATAATATTACCTGTGAAGTTACCTCCAGTAGCTTGTGCACCTACTCCGTTTCCGTTAATTATATTATTATTAATAGTTTTGGTAGAGACTGGGAAAATATTTACTCCCATTATATTATTACTACCGGCAACGGTAGCAAGAGATAAAGCACCGGTTGCTCCAGCACTGACAATTATATTGTTTGATCCTGTAGATGATGCTGGAAAGCTTGGTTGAGTAGAAATAACTAAGTTATTTGATCCTGTTGTAATCCCAGCTAAACTTCCGTCATTACCAATTTTTATATTACTTGCTACAGAACTTGCACCTAAGCCAATTCTAATTCCATTAACACTTAATTGTGATCCGTCGAATGTTAAAGCAGTTTCTCCGTTTAGTTCTCCTGGAGTATCTGAACCTGTAATAACTCTATTATCTGCGTTGTTGTTAATAGTTGCTGAACCTGAGGTACCCGAGCTACCTGATGTTCCAGATTCGCCAGAACTACCTGATGTACCAGATTGACCTGAGCTTCCTGATGTACCAGATGTACCAGATTGACCTGAGCTACCTGATGTACCAGATTGACCTGAGCTTCCTGATGTACCAGATTCTCCTGAGCTACCTGATGTACCAGATTGACCAGAACTACCTGATGTACCAGATTGACCTGAGCTACCTGATGTACCAGATTGACCTGAGCTTCCTGATGTACCAGATTCTCCAGAGGTACCTGAGCTACCTGATGTACCAGATTCTCCTGAGCTACCTGATGTTCCAGATTGACCTGAGCTTCCTGATGTACCTGATGTACCAGATTGACCAGAACTACCTGATGTACCAGATTGACCTGAGCTACCTGATGTTCCAGATTGACCTGAGCTTCCTGATGTACCAGATTGACCTGAGCTTCCTGATGTACCAGATTCTCCTGAGCTACCTGATGTTCCAGATTGACCTGAGCTTCCTGATGTACCAGATTCTCCTGAGCTTCCTGATGTACCAGATTCTCCTGAGCTACCTGATGTACCTGATGTACCAGATTGACCTGAGCTACCTGATGTACCAGATTCTCCAGAACTACCTGATGTACCAGATTCTCCAGAGCTACCTGATGTACCAGACTCTCCAGAACTACCTGAGCTACCTGATGTACCAGATTCTCCAGAGCTACCTGATGTACCAGACTCTCCAGAACTACCTGATGTACCAGACTCTCCAGAGCTACCTGATGTACCAGACTCTCCAGAACTACCTGATGTACCAGACTCTCCAGAACTACCTGATGTACCAGACTCTCCAGAACTACCTGATGTACCAGACTCTCCAGAACTACCTGATGTTCCAGATTCTCCAGAACTACCTGATGTACCAGACTCTCCAGAACTACCTGATGTACCAGACTCTCCAGAACTACCTGATGTTCCAGATTCTCCAGAACTACCTGAACTACCTGATGTACCAGACTCTCCAGAACTACCTGAACTACCTGATGTACCAGACTCTCCAGAACTACCTGATGTACCAGACTCTCCAGAACTACCTGATGTTCCAGATTCGCCAGAACTTCCTGAACTACCTGAACTACCTGAACTACCTGATGTACCAGACTCTCCAGAACTACCTGATGTACCAGATTGACCTGAACTTCCTGAACTGCCTGATGTACCGTTTTGCCCCGAGCTTCCTGATGTACCAGATTGACCTGAACTTCCTGAACTGCCTGATTGACCTGAACTGCCTGAAGTTCCTGATTGACCTGAACTTCCAGATTGTCCTGATGTGCCTGATGATCCAGATTGTCCTGATGTGCCAGCACTTCCTGAGCTACCAAAAAAAGTAATGTTACCACTAGAATCTTTAGCTTTTAGTGTACTACCTTGTGAAAATAGGGTTACGTTACCCGCAGCTGGATTTGCTGGTCCAGTACCAGAGGTACTCCATTGTCCAAAGGTTATTTCTCCTTCATTCTGTATAAGTAATTTACCGCTCATAATTTTTTGTTAGTTTAGTGTAAATGTAAAACCATCTTCAATAATTGCAAAACCTCCGTTATCTGAAATAATTAGTGGTTGGCAAAGACTTATTAGATCTTCGTTTACATAGTAAATGGAATTATTAGTATCTATTATACAGTCATTTACAACTCCTGAATAATAGATTATATTTTGAAACGTTTCGTTATCCGAAATATAAGTATATTGCTCAATCTCTGGCGGTGTGTAGTTCGCCATAATCATTTGTCCTCTGTCGATTTCAAAGCCTAGTGATGGATCTAAAGTTGGGTAATCTAAGTTCCATACTTTATAACTCCAATTGCCTGGAGGAAATATTTCTAAAATCCCGTTAAGTGGATCGTCTGGAGAATCGTGTTCTACTACTTGGATATTAAATTGAACAAATCTAGAATTACGTTTTACTATAGTAGGTACAACATAAATGTAGTGATTAGTATACAAAGATTTAAATCCAATTAAAAAATAATCCCCATAGTCATATATGCTGTTATCTATGGTATCAGCATAAATTGCAAATTCGTTAACCGCTCCTACGCTTAAATTAATCATATCTTAACAATAATTAGGTATTACCACTGGAATGTAATATGTTGTTCCAGCAATTTCCACTTCTATTACTTGGTCATTAAAAGCAGCGGCATCAAAAATTGTACATCCTGCTGTGGAGACTGAACCAAGTTTCCATTCTGCTGCTGTACCTCCTGTAGGATTTGGAGTCTTAATAGAGGTTGCAAATTCAGCAGTTCCAGTAGCATTCGGAGTAATACGTAATCTAATATTACCATCTCCGTCTCCAAGTATAACTTGATTGGAAATTGCCGTGCCCCCTGTATTAATTTGTGCACCGATGATAGTATTAGAATTAGAAGCTCCTGTTAAATTATTGGCAGTGTCTGCCCCCAGCACGGTATTTCTACTCCCGTTGGGCAAATTATATAAGCTAGAAACTCCCACCACAGTATTTTTTTCTATGTTTGGTCCGGTTGCATCACTTAAAATTCCATATCCTATCAATGCATTTGAATCTGCTCCTGTGGCATTATATAAGGTATAATTTCCAAAACAGGTGTTTGTATTTCCTGTTGTGATCAAAGGACCAGCTGCGAATCCTATAAAACTATTATCTGAACCCGTAGTTATTGCATTTAAAGCAGAACTATGAATTCCAAGATTTCTAAGACCTGTTGTTGCAGTATCAATAGGATAACTAACACCAATACCTAGGTTACTTGCATCTCCGCTAGCTCCTTTACCAATAAAAATACCATTTACATTTAACGTGTCATCATTAAATGATAAGGTAGATTCTCCGTTTAACTCTCCTGGTGTATTAGAACCAGTTATTACTCTATTGTCTGCGTTGTTGTTAATAGTTGCTGTACCATTGGCTCCTGAGCTTCCACTGCTACCTGATGTTCCAGATTCTCCAGAACTTCCAGATGAACCGGATTGGCCAGAACTTCCAGATGAACCAGAGCTACCGTCCGCACCTGATGTTCCACTACTTCCTGAGATTCCTGAACTACCTGATGAACCAGATTCGCCAGAACTACCACTACTTCCAGAATTACCCGAAGTACCCGAGGTTCCAGGTACTGCAGTTTCACCTAAAGCAATTGCAGTAATATAAGCAACATAGCCTGGTATAGTACCAGGTAGGTTAAATCCAGAATAAACAATATCAAATCCAGCAGCAGTTTTATTATTAATTTTTACTGCTATTCCTGCTCCTGAACTTAAAGAAAACCAGTTACCACTATTAGTATTTTTCCAAGTAAGTTCTATTGAATAATTTGTAGATCCAAAAGGTTGAGCAAATGTTATACTTGCTGTAGAATCAGGAGCAGAATAGGTAAAAGCTGCTGCTGATATTTCTATATTTTTAGTAGAAAGACCTGATCCATCAACCCCGCTGGTTCCTGAAGAACCGCTTGTACCGTTAGTTCCACCTGCACCTATGATTGTAATAGTACCTACGTCATCTTTTAATCTTAACTGTTTATCAGTTCCGTAATAAAGCGATCCGTAACCAGCAGTACCTGAAAATCCTGCAGTGCCACTTGTTGAAAAAAGTATTTGACCACCGGTTGCACCTAATTTTAATATTCCTGACATAATTATGAGTTAATATACATGAGTATGTATTCATGAAAAACTGACATAAAAAAAGGCCAGAATAATCTGACCTTGAAAAACTATCTGGACGTCCAGATGTTTTGTACATTTCTGCGAGGTTGCCCTCACGAAAATTAAGTTGCTGCTACGAAAGTAACGTCACCTGCAAATGTTGCTGCTGGTGTAGATTGTACTTCATAAGCCATTTCTGGTTCTTGAGCAGTAAGTGTTAGTGTGTATCCGTTAAGATCACCAACTGCTGTTCCTGATACAGAAGTTCCAGCACTTACTACTGCGCCTCTTGTAAGACCCATTAAGAAGTATTTTCCGTTGTTATCTTCGTAAATAAGCTTCAGATTTCTGTTGCGAGCTATTAAAAGAATTTGATTTCTTTTTTCGGCTTCCATCTTCTGAAGGTTTAGGGTAAATGCTTGTTCAAAGAAAGCAGTTCCGTTTTCATTGGAGATGTTAAAGGTCTCTGTGAATGAACCGACGTTTTTAGCGATTTCAAATTCATACATTGTACCAGTTCCTCCTGTTGCGCCAGTGATCAAAGATTGACTACCAGTTGCAGAAGAAACGGTTAGAGTACCAAAATCAACATCAGAACCAATGTAAACGCTACCACTAACACCACCGATACTATCGATGCAGTCTAAAGGAATACCGTATGTTAAATTACATGCCATGGTTGTTGTTTATTATTTTTTTTTAAATAAGAGTGTGACCATTTAGATCACACTCTTTTATTAGTTATGTATAACTGCTTAATTACTAAGCGATTATTAAGCTACTGTTGAGATAAACTGGTTAGCAATTGCTGCAGTTCCCATACGCCAGGATGCTAGAAATTTTACATCATCTTGAGAAGGATCGTAGTAGAATCTAAATCTATCTTGATCGTTGTTAAGACCAGTACCGAAGAAAGCGTATTTCTTAGGACCTAAGATTACAGTTGGAACTGCTGGAGAACCTAAATCTACGATCCCGGGTCCGGCAAATACCTTAATATTTGTACCTGGGAATATAAAGCTGTTTTCTGGAGATCCAGATACGTTGCTGATGTTAGGGTATTGTAACAAGATAGAGTTACCTTTAGCTTGTAAAGCTTGTACTAACTTAGAATAAGTAGCATAAGAAACATAAGCGATAAGGTCATCTTCTTGCAATACAGCTGGATTAGCAAGAGCTAAAGCGTCTACTAATTTAAAGAAACCTGCATAAGCTGTAGAAGCAGATGCGAAATCAGCAGCTGCGGCAGTACCATCAATAGCACCTGCAGTTACTGAAGTTTGGTCGATAAGACCATCTAAAGATCCACCGTCACCAGCCCAGATTGTTTGCTCGATGTATTTGTTGATTTCTCTAACTTTTAAATCTCCGATTTGTTGTTCAAAAACTGGTGTTTCGTTTGCATAAGCAGAAGCGCTCATGACAGAAGAGATCCAGTATTCTCTAAGTGTTTCCACACACATTACTTCTTTTAATTGCTTGGTAGCAACTACTAAGTTTTGTTGTGTGAAGATTGTGGTATTACCAGTTGCTCCAGCGAATCCGCAAGAGTAATCTTCAACAGATACACCAGCACCTAAGATGTTAATGGCTGTAGTTCCAGCAGTTAAATTAGGGCGAATTGTTAGGTTTTGTACTGATTGTGGTTTTAGGACCGCGCGGATAATCAAATCTGTTGAAAGTTGATCGGTATAGGCGGTTAAACCTGCTACATTAAATGACATAGTTGTATAATTTTATTTTTTTTTATAAAGACTTTTTAAGTTCTTTAAATCTATCTACAATGTCTGCAGATTGATTGAATTCCATTTTAGAATCGTTAATAGTTGTGATCTTGCCAGCTGCTGGTGCTTTTGCAAATTTTGCATAAGACTCTTCCATTTTAGCCATTTTAGATTTCATGTCTGCCATTTCAGTTATTAATGGTTCCATAGCCATCATTACCTTTGTCATAGCTTCTTCAATCTTTTCAGCAATTGCTTCTTTGACTGCATCCCCTACTGGTGATTCTGGTTCAGATCCGTCTATAGGACCTTCTTCGTCTTCCATTTTTACTTTCTTAGCTTCTTCTTCAACTACCTCTTCTACGTCTTCTGCTGCTTCAAGTGGCTTCAAAGAAACGATTGCTCCAGATTCGTCAACTAAGACTACTGAACCATCTTCTAAAGTATGTTCCCCTGCTGGTGCTGGAGATTTGCTACCGTCTTCTGCTACTACTACTAGTGCAGCACCTGGTACAAATTCTTCTGCCTCAACTACAGTTCCATCTTTTAGCTTTGCTGATGCCAACTTAACTTGCAACCCAAGAACGACACGGATTTGATTAAGTTTGTTTTTGTAATTCATGCGATTATTTTTATTTTGATTTACGTCTATGAGTATATCTTTTTTGGATATGACATTTCCCTAGTCCGATTTTATGATTGTAAGATTGACATAATAGATTCTACTAAGTCCTTTTCACTTTTTATTTGTTCGTAATCTACCTTATCTATAAAGTTGCCTTCAATAGAAAATCCTTGGTATTTGCCTTCTTTAACCATTGCCCAAACTTTAGGATCTGTTACTTTCATTTTAACCATCCAAGTTCCAACAGGCACGCCTAATTTATAAACTGAATTAGCTTTATCCGAATCATCTTCTGTAAGCCAGGATTCAAAAACAAAAGATCCACCGTGCACATCATCGTTATGATCTAGGTTAGTAGCACCTAATCTAGTTTCACGCATAAACTTCTGCTGTATTTTAGCAATTGTTTCTTTAGAAAACTTAACATAATAGGTCTCACCAGTTTCTTCGTCTCTTCTAAGGATTTCCATATCTGGTACCATAGCAGGACCAACTAGTATCTGTTGTTCTTTCTCTACTGCAAAAGCAAGTTTGCTCATTGCTTCAGAATGCTTAGGATGGGATTTAGGTAACAAATCGTTATCCTGTGTATAGTCTTTATCAGACGGAGCAGATCCAGATAGAATTTTTAAGAAAGCATTTACTCTGCCCATTGCCCATTGGTTACGCCCCATGCCTTTACGACCTGGTGTTCCAACAGAATAAGCTCCTGCTCCTCTTCTCCACACTGCTTTAAGCATTCCTAAATCTGCCTTTTGGGAATCCTGTGTATTCTTTTCGTTGTGTTCTTTTATCTTATCTCTTAAAGAGCTTTCTACTTCTTCAGAAACCTCTATACCACCTCTACTGGTTTTAGTGTCTCCTGGTTCATTCTTTTCAGATCCAGTCCTACCTCTTTCCTCTTTAGGAATTCTAGCAATTGGTCTTTCAGCAAAAGCTTCTGCCTTAATTGGTACGCAATTTGGAACACCGCCTTCTTTAAGACCATATGGTTCATAACCTTTCCAGCAAGGATTTTCCATTTCCCCTTCTTCAAACTCTTCTTCTAAGATTGGTCCGCCACCGATCCAAGCATCGCAAGTTCTTGCTGCTGCACATTTAAAATCAAATGCCTCACAATAACCTAATTCTCCAGCTCCAATTGCGTCGTAAGGATCTGCGAGCGTGCCCTCACCAACTCCTGCAGCAATACAAGCAAGCATTGGTTTAGTGCGAATAAAGAATCCGCAGTTACCACAAGTTGCACTTTTAGCATCTTTAATCGTCGTGTTAAATTTATCTGCTTTTGCTTGCCAATATTCTTCGTTTGGTTCTCCTGGATTTAGCGGACCGTAATTTGCTTGTTCTATAGCATCTTGCCTGTTAGCAAGATTTAGTTCTATATTCACTGTTGCTTCTGGACATCCGTATTCGTTAAACTTAGCTAACTTCTTTTTCTTTTTAGGTGCTTGTTCTACGTAAGGAGGTAAACCAGAAACGTCTATACTCATTTTCTCTCTAATACTTTCTAGTTTGTTTTGTGCCCATTCTATTCCTGCTTGTCCTCCCCATGCGTCAACGGAGATCCCCCCGCAACCTTCAGTATAGGGAACGTCTTTATATTGCAAATGGCGAGCAAAACTTGCCATGCGAGCAATTGTTTCTTCAGAAATAGGTTCTCTGTTTGCTAACTGGTTTGCTCTAGCTTTACCAATAGGAGTTAAGCAATCACCCCAACCATTTTCTTCTGCCCATGCTAAAACACGTTTAGCAGCATTAGTAGCAGATTCTGGATAGTCAGTATAGCTTTCAAATTCTTCTTTTTTAAAATCCTGTTCGTACATAGAAATGCACATAGCTACTGCTTGATCTTGGTCTTTGCCTTCGTTAATCATATCTGGTACACATCTACCCATAAAATCAGATTCTGATTCTCCTGCAGAGGGTTTTACAAATTTCTGATCTCGCATGTAAACAAAGTATTTTTCTATAGCTGGACTATCTACTAGAGCTATAGCAGAAACGCCAGATTCTTCTAGCTCTTCCATTACCTCCAGTTCTATAACACGCTTTTCTTTATTTTTATTTTCCATATTAGAATTTATATATGTGAGTATGAAATCTTATAGACGTGCCAAATCTGAGATTTTCTTATTTGCTTCTTGTTGAGAAGTCATATCGGAAGCTACCACATAAGTTTTAACAATCGGTTGAGGTTGTTGTGCCATCATAGCTTGTATAGTGTCCATATTAGCCATCATTCCTCCTTCCTGATACTTTCTATTACCTGTAGAATTAATTGCCGTTAAGATAGGTAAGAATGATTGTGTAGCCCTTTTATTAACCACATACTCACCGCCTTCTAGTTCTCCGAAAGAAGTTTTAATACCACCTTGTGCATGAGATGGTCCATCTAGTAAACCTCCTATTGCAAATTTAGATCCTGTTGCTGGAGCACTTACTGTTCCTGCTGAAGGCGGAGTAGGTACTTGCACTGCAGTAATTGATTTAACTGCTTTAAAACCAGAAGCAAGAATAGTTGCCACGTTAATAACTTTAGCAACCACATCGAAAGGAGAAGGTAAAGTAGACTTTTGTTTTAATGCTTCTGTTACCCCTTGGTAGGTATTAATAGTTGCTTGTGCAATTCCTAATGCCTTACCAGCAACTGTATCTTTTCCTACTAATTCAGATAGTTGCCCAATTGAATTTCCGGCTTCACTTAGTTGTGCTTGCTTAAAACCATATTGATCAGCATCAATTGCTTTGTTAGTTTCTGCAATTTTACCGTTGAATTCTGTTTGTTGGGTTTGAATTCTTTTTTCTTCGTCCGCATTACCCTTTGCAGCTGCTAATTGTGCTGCAAAAGAAGCATTCATTGCGGTGGCTTTTTTGTCTAAAAATTCTTTTTCACCGTCAAAATCCCTAATGCGTTTTTCTTGCATTGTTGCTAGACCACTTTCAATGTCTGCAACAATTAAACCTTGCTCTTTTTCAAAAGCTTCTTTCTTAGCGTTATAAACTTTATCGTTATACTCGGCAGTAATTGCTAATGCTTTTTCACCCTTGGCAATTTCTAATGCTGCTATTTCATCAGCATTGCCTTTATTCTTTGTAATTAAGTCATCATAAAACCTATCACTTTCTGCTAGGGCTAAATCGTATTTTTGTTTTTCACTAACTGCTAATGCTTTTGCAGTTTCATCTGCTAATTTCTTATCTTCGTCTGCTTTCTTTTTTTGCTCTTCTGATAATTTAGTGTCTCTAGCAGTTTTATCGTTATTGTATTTTGTTTCTAGATCATTCTTCTGAGCAAGTAAAGCTTTGTATTCATTAGACCCTTCTGTTTCAAGAGCCATTAAATCTACTATTCTCTTTTGCTCCCTTGCGTATTCATTATCTTTAAAAGCTTGCTCGTCCTTTAAAGCCTGGATTGTGCTTTCTGATTTTTTACGTTGTGATTCTGCAAGTTCATCATTAGATTGTTGAACTTGTTCGTTGGTATTAATTGCATCTTGTGCTGCTTTTTTATTTTTAGCAGCAGCATCAGCATTTCTCTTATCTCTTTCTTCTTTATCTTTTTTCTCTTTATCTGTTAATCTTTTAGATCCTTCTGTAAATGATTTTTCTGCTGATTCAGACGCTGTAGTATAACCTGTAACAACATCTTTTACAGTATTGACTGCAAAATCCTTAATATTTGTAGCAGCCTTAACGTACCCATCTTTAATTCCGTTTGCAACATCTGATGCACCTTCTTTAATAGCATCCCAATCTAATGTGAATACACCTTTAAGTACTTTTCCCGCTCCAGTCGCAACAGTTACTAATGTTTTAAAAGAATTAACTAATTGATCAGCAACTAAAGTATAAACATTTTTTACAATGGCAAACAAAGCACCAAACGTTCCAGAAAGTACACCAATTGTTTTGGTTAGTCCTTTCATGAACTTGTCATTCTCCATTAGACCAATCACTAAATCAATAAACATGTTAGCAATCGGTTCAAGAATAGCAAAAAGACCATTTAAGATCTTTGTAAATCCTTCAGAGACTTTAGTTAGTTTTGCTTGACCTTCTTCTGTACGACTTAATGCTTCTTTCAGTGCCATGAAAGCACCTACAATAAGTGTTAGAGTTACAACAAAAGGATTAGCAAGAAATGCTTTAAAAGTTTTATCTAAACCTTGCATTGCAGAACCTACTTTCCCTACAACACCAGGTTGTGCAGCAAGTGAATCTTGTAACTCCTGACTTTTTAAAGTGGTAACTTCTAAAGTGTCATTAAGATCGTTATACTCCGCTTTTGCTTTATTGAATGCAATCTTATCACCAGCAGCTTGAGCTTCTTGCATAGCAACTTGTGCCTTTCGAATTTGCAACTGAAATTTAACGAACGCTTCTTCTGCTTCCGAGGTATCGACCGTTACTTTAGGTTTTGTAGCCATTTTACTTTTATTTTATTAACTTGCAGAATTATTCATAACCACATATTGGGACAGTATCTCCATCGTATGTTACACTGGTTGGTGTTATACTATTAATAAAGATTGTTGCCGTATCTGCTGGTCCAGTCATTAAAACGTTATTTGCAGTTTCTTCAGATTCTGTACCTGCTATAATTGTTAGAGAAAAAGAGTAAGTGTTAGTTATATCTCCATCGTCTCTAATGTAACCATTAACTGTAACATTTTCATCTACTGGAAAAGGATCTAAAGATACCTTTACCCCAAAGTAGTTATTAGCTCCAGTCTGTGGTTCTGGTGCAATCACCTCGTTAACAACTAGGATACAAAGTGGAGGTGGAGGTGAAGGTGGAACGCCTGGACATCCGGTTAATCCTGTTGCAGTTAGTGTTAATAATCCGCCTCCTGGATCAACAGATAATTGTCCTATAATAATATACGTATATGTAATTCCTGAAACAGTAACTGTTACCCTTGCATTGTTAGCAAACGTTCCATCTAGATAACCAATCGAATAAAATGTATTTGCGTCGGAACATCTTTCTAAAACATAATAAACTGTTGAAGGAGTAGGAGGTGGAGGACAAATAACATAACCAATTTCTATTACAGTGCTGTCGTTACATGGACCAGTTGATGTAACAGTTATCTGGGTTGCCGTTGTATCTGAATTTACAGCATAACCTCCAAGTAAACTTGTACGAGGAACGTTAGTATCTAATACGCCTAGAACATCATCTGAAATTGTAAAAGGTCCAGAATCAGTTCCTATTTCATCTATATTTATAATAACTTGTCTAGTCGGCATAATTAAATATTACATTGTGTTTGTGGTTGTAAATCTGTTCCAGATAAAGTAAATGGAGTTCCTTGAATTGCACAAACTGATTGTGTTGGAATTAATGTTACTGCATAGTATTGAATTCCGTCGCAAGATGTATAATCACCTACCCAATTGAATCCAGAAATATTTTCATAATCATAACAAGTAACACCAGAACAAGATATTATTGCAGTCCAAGAATCTGAAATTGGACTTAAAGGATCAGCTGGTCCTGCTTCTACTAGCAAATACATATCTTGACCAGTAGTATATGGTGCAGTTAAAGTACCACTTGCAGGAGTACTTAAAGAAGCTCCCCAAGGTCCAGGGTATGTTGCATATCCAGCCCATCCTGTTGTACTTAGTAATCCGCTATTATTATACCAGGTAAATCTATTTGGTCTATCATTAACAACCCAGTTAATAGTAATATTAGGTATACCTAAATCGTCACAAATATAATAAGGTGGATAAGCGTGATATGAACTTCCGCTAAATGAGTCAGATAATGTATCGCCACATTCTGAACATACTGGAGGAGGAGGTGGGGTTACACATGTAGAATCAACATAGAATGTTGCGTCATTAACAAATGCCTCTCCTGTCTCTGTTATTAATAACGGATCGCAACAAACTTCAAGGTCAGTTAACACGTTGTAAATAGAATTTGTTTCGTCTATAATACAACTTGATTCTGTACAAGTAAGTGCCGAAGCACCAGTTAATCCACAATTAAGATTACTTCCAGTTAGGTTTACTGCAAATTCATATTCCCTACCAGAAATAGTAGGTAAATTAGGATAAAATTGGTAATCAGTAAATCTAACAGTATTCTGTAAGTTTAGCGAAGCACCAGTATTATAAATTGTAGTTTGAAACGTTCCTGTATCGTGAGCATTACCATAAACCAATTTTCCTTTTACGAAGGTTCCTGTTGAAGCAGCACCTGTATAGTTAAATTGGGTTTGTGCAGGAATTGTTGAAATATCTTTATTGTAATAATTTAACCAGTTAACACCGTCAAAAGATTTTTGTATTTGAAATGCACCTGTACCATTTACATGAGAAAGAAAATCAAAGTAAACATCTAATCCTTCGTTAACACAAGGTGTACAACTAGGTGAACTATCTGCAACAGTTATATTAGATATAACTCCGCTTCCTCCAGTAACTTCAGCTACAAATTCTCCGTTAAAATAAAATCCATTAGGTGCAGGATCTGCTATAGAATTAGTATAAATTTCTGTGGAATCTTCAAATACTGCATTATCTGTATAGTATGTAATAGCATTGTTATCAACACAGCATACTGCATCGCATCTTGTAGCTGCAAAACATAAAACGTGCGGAAACGTATCGTAAACATTACAGTTACAAGCGTCGCAACTTCCACTAGCTAAACTTAAACCATTAGCTCCTACTTTTACAAAATTAGTTCCGTCTGAATACCATAAAGCATCTGCAAAAGTAGTACCTGCAGCATCTCCATAAAAGATAATTGCTTCATACCAAGGTATACCATCTTCTGTCCAAACTGAAACCCCTAACTCTCCTTGGCAGCAACAAACGTCACACTCATTATTAGAAGTTGTTGGAAATGAACAAAGTACAGATTCAAACAAAGGAGGAATACAAGTACATCCTGGACTACCAAAAGAATTTATATCTGTTATTTGTCCATTATCTCCAACCGTGTAAACCTCTTCATTATAAGCATAATACCCCGGAGGTCCTTTTACACTACCTCTAGGATCTAAAAATATAAGATTACCAATTTCTAAAGTACCACTATTAGAAGTATAAACGCTAGTAAATATTGAAGGTGTGGTGCAACATTGTGCATCACACGATGTTAATGAACTGTAGCAAACATCTGTTCTTAAAGTTAAAAGAATAGGTAGACCTATTCCTAAATTGTTAATTTTAAAAAGTACTACTTTGCACGGACTGGTCTGTCCTATTACATAATTATCAATAGAATTAATTAAATAATAAGCATCTTTAATAAAGATTTTATCATTAAAACGTAAGTCCTGAATATCTGTATAGTCAAGCATGAATTCTGCCTCATACAAAAAGGAGTAATCTTTATTACTTGTAGTAGGATTAGTATTGCCATAACAAGAATAGTACCACTGACTCCAAAATCTAATAAAATTATCGGTAGCGCCCGTTCCGCCTGGATTTGTAATTGCACCGTTTGGTCCAGTACCGCTTGCGTATGGATTCCAAGGCAAATAGTTTGGTTCTCCAAAAAGTGGATTACCTCCTTGTACTTCTTTCCAGTCTATTAAAAATGTTCCTGTTTGGTATGGGGTAGGATAGAAAGAAGAAATAAGTGGGTGTTTATCCTGTGCTTCCGGTGTACCGTTATTATCTAAATACCAGGTTACAGAAGAATTAACTAAACCGTTTTCTTTAGTATAATAACCAATTCTTAATTTAGGTTGGATAGGTGTTCTTTTACCCGGACCATCATTTGTAACCTCATCTTTAGCAAGATGCGGAATTAAAAATATATCAGCTTTATTTTGTAAAAAATTACTAGCAGTTGGACCAACACCAATAGGTCCAATAGGCAAAGAAGCAAAAATATCTTTTATTACTGCACTTCCATTAATAACCTCTATTTGAGAATCTAAATTACGTTGTCCATATGTTTGCTTCCACGTTTGTTGGTAGTTAAAATTTATATAATCGGTATCTTCTTCAGTCGTGTAAGTATTAAATCTAGGCTGGGTTAAAAACAAAGGAGAAATTTTATTATCTAAATTTCCGTTTAGTTTATCCGACCAATCTTTAGTTATTCCTTGTTGAATCCAATCTTTCCAAGGAGTTATAACAAAATGTTTAGGTATAGTTTTACTAGGTTCAAATACTAATTTAAATTTTTGTATGATAGATCTAATAAAATCAATCTGTTTAACATTATTAGGTAATGCATCTTTAGGATTAACACCTGCTGGAGTAGATAATGTTGTTACAGTTACTGGTGTTAAATAAAGGAAAGGGAAAGAACCAGGAAATGGCGGGTTTACATTTACTAAATTAGCCGCAAAAATTATATTTGTTCCCGCTGAAATATTATTTAAAGTTACATCTACTGTAAACTGATCGCTTAAATCAGTATTAATATCAAAAGTAGTATTATCTCCTAAAGATACTACAATAGGAAACGGCGAATTTAAATTGCTAGCATCCGCATCTAAACAATAAAAACTTAATCTTGCATTTCCTCCAAAAAGGTTAACACTCTCTTGTACATCCCATGTACCACTAAATCTAAAAGTATAAGGACCACTTAGCGATACATTAAAAATTAAACTATTAGGATCGTAATTGTTTCCATAATCATAATTTTCCGTTAATGCTAAAACTTTAGGAGTTGCATTGTTAGGTGGCAGGGATACCAAACTATTAGTCCCATTAAATCCTATTGCTGCAGTTAACTGCGGTCTAGCTATAGAATCTGAAACCACATACATGCTACTAAATTCTTTAGAAGAAGCAGGTTGATACTGTGCTCCTGTAGTATTAGTTCCTAAAAAATCACTTTCGTAAGTATATTCTGTATTTTGAAAAATAGCATCCCAAATTGATTTAACTCTGAGTGAAGGTTTTAATTGTGTTAATAATAAAGCATTAGCAGAACCCGTAAAACTTTTAGCAGATGCCAAAGAAATTGTAGGAATATCAGGTGTTGTTGCATTACCAGAACCGGTGTATGAATAACCCCATTCGCATAAAGGATAAATTACGTCTCCATTAAAAAGATTTTGTTCCCAAGAAATAGTTACGTTATGATAATTAGTTTGGTGTTGGTATTGTTGTAAATTTAAATCTGTTAAATATCCGCCATTTCCCCCAGATGCAATTCCTATCTGTGTAGAAAAATCAGAAGTCTCTGACATGAAAATAACTTCATATTCAATCTTTCCTGTTTTATCATTTAGAAAAACGTTTCTTAAAGTTAAATTTCCGTTTGTATAAAAGGATCCATTATTATTAATATATGCCTGTGCTTTTTTACCAGCGTCAAAAAATGTTTGGTTAACATTAAATACCGATTGGAAAAAATTACCATTAGCAGATGTATGTGGAATTCTAAAAGTTTGTGAATAAGAACTAACAGCTAGTGTTGGTTCTATAACATCTTGAACTCTTAAATTCATTTTTATAGGTTCTACATCATATAAATCTAATAATGTAAACTCAGTAGAACCGTATTTTTTAGCATATAATTGCGTCTGGATACTCATATTAAGTAGTTTGCATTGTTTGTTCTGTTGAGAATTCTACATTAAATGTCACGGTAAACATTTTAATTTGCTTAATTGTTTTAACTGTATAACTAGTTTCTTTAATATTAGCAGTATATGGAAAATCTTCTTGTCCGATATAAGCCCATACTTGTGAACTTTGTAATGCGTTTTTAATTAATTCAACTTCTTCTTGTAATAACCAATCTGTAGTTATTGTATAAGTAGTGTTAACTGATTTATTATAATCTCTTGTTCCTCCTCGTAACCAGTTATCTGTTGTATCCTGAACGGGTGTTGTTAATTTTACAGGGGTTAATGCAGACCAATTCATTTCTGTCTGATAGTACTCTTGGCTTTGTGTGTCTATTTTCTCTTCAGCAAACATAGTAAAGTTCCAGTAATCTCTTCCTCCTAGTTGATTTAACCAACATAGTCTAACTCTAGGGTAAAGATAACTTGTACAATCTTCTGTTATATTAATAGTAACTAATTCTGAAAGAGGATTACTAGGAGCTCCCGTATAATTACAAGATCCATCGACTGTTAAATTAGCAAATAACTGAACGGTATAATAAGCTGGTATTTCTCCCAAATCATCCCATACATCTAATTCATCTAGATCTTTAGGTCCAACTCTAAGACTTAAAAATTCTTGATTGATAGAAGTAGAAAAAGTACTAATGCTACCATTACAAAATATTCTAGGAGCACCACCTACAGCAGTATAATTAGGAATAGAGTATTCACCAATGTTTGCACCAGTTGCAGAATAAAATTCAAACCAAGCAACCTTAGGAGAAGAAGATTGTAATTGCCCACCATATTGATAGACTGGATTACGATTAAGAAAAGTAACGGTATGCCTATCGTAAATATAATCATTAGCTGTAAAATTATAACTTGGTGATGCTGAAGTAGTTTGCCAAGTACCTCCTGTAACTGTACGAGGCATTTGGCTTAAAAATAAACCTGAACCTCCACAGGTAGTAGGAGCATAAATGCTATTATTTTTTAGCACGTAAGGAGCAAGATAACCAAATAACCCAAAATAGTTACCAAGGTCATCTGTAACAACTTGCATAGTATCTTGCTGTTGACTCCAAGGTAAAGAAGAAGGTAAAACAATTACGGGTTTAGAATTCATAACTTCCGGACCATCTGCTCCTAAATAAAAAGCAGGTTCTCCTTGATCCCCTATTTCATTACCTAAACCGTTAAACAAAGTAGGATTTAAATCAGTAGTATTAACCCTATATTGTTCTCCAACGTAAATATAAACTGCACCAACTGCAGTAGCCCCAACTTTAAATGGTTGAGAAATAATACTACCTGTTTCATTAGCAAAAGTCCCTATAGTTAAATAAGGTTCTACTATTGGTCTAACGTCTATCATGCCTGCAAATGCAGGATTAGGTCTTTGTACAATTCTATTAACCTTAACACCGTCAACATACACGTCAAAAACATAAGCGTAATCGATTAGATTGTCGTTTGCTAAATCTGAGGTCACACTCCAAATAATTGGGTTATAACCACTAGAATAAAATTTAGG